TCGCTATTAAGAAGGCTGCAGTCCCAGCAGCTGCGGCGCTTGGCGGTTTAGCCGTTGCGCTAGGTGATGCTACACGTGCAGCAATGGAAGACCAGCAGGAGCAGGCGGCTTTAGCGCTTACTTTGCAGAATGTGACTGGCGCGGGCAAAGCACAGACCGCTCAAGTTGAGGAACAAATTAGCGCAATGTCTCGAGCGTCTGGCATTGCTGACACCGAATATCGCAAATCGCTTGAGGCACTTGTGCGCGGTACCAAAGATGTTGACCTTGCCATGAAAGACATGAACCTTGTCATGGATATCAGCACGGCGCTACAGATGGACAGCACGACGGTCGCCGATGCATTAGCCAAGGCATATCAAGGCAACTTTAAGGCGCTGCGATCATTAAGCCCAGAAATGGCAACAATGATTAAAGAAGGCGCAACCCTTGAGCAAGTCATGGATGTGCTAGGTGGAACCTTTGGTGGCGCAGTAGCAAAAAACGCTGAAACCGCTGCAGGAAAAATGGCGATCTTTAAGAATTCAATTGCCGAAACTAAAGAAGGAATTGGCGCTGCGTTTTTGCCTGTGCTTGAGGAAGTTTTGCCTTATATGCAAAAGTTTGCTGATTGGGCACAAAAAAACCCAGAAGTGTTTACTCGAATTGCTATGACCATCGGCGCAATTGCCGCCGCCGTAGTTGCGTTAAACATTGCTTTGGCTACTAATCCTTTTATTTTGGCGACAGCCGCGGTAATCGGATTGGCTGTTGCGTTTAACAAACTTGTAGATGCAGCTGAGCGAATTAACAGCATTGGTGGTCTTGCAGCACGAATCCTTGGCGGACTAGCCATGCCAATTGTTGGCAACGTGGCAAACATTCTTGAAGGATTGCCAAACTTGTCAAACCTCATTCCTGGCGGTACCGAGCCAACACGACCAACACCTGGACGCGGTGGCATTCCGCGCATGGCCGAGGGTGGAATTGTCAGCTCCCCTACTCTTGCCCTGATTGGTGAGGCAGGCCCAGAAGCCGTTGTGCCGTTAGATCGCTTAAATAGTGGCGGGGGAGTGACTATAAACGTCACAGGCGGTCTTGCTACAAGCGCAGAGATTGGTGAGTCGGTTGTTAACGCTTTGCGCGCCTATTCGCGTTCCGCTGGGCCGTTGCAGTTGCAGGTGGCGTAATGCCGGGCGTGGCAGTTGTTGATTCAGGCAACTATGACCTGCAAATCGCAACAGGGTTTCAGGTTGACGCGTTTGTGCTTGATGACGCGCTAAAAGGTGTATTAGATAACACCGAATATGTGCTTGACGGCACCACCGAATTTGCCGATGTTATGGACTCGACTGTCAGCATTAACGTGCGGCGCGGTCGCCGTGATGTGGGCGATCAGTTCAGCGCTGGCACAATGACATTCACCATCCAAGACGTGACAGGGGTATTTAATCCGTTTGATCAGAACTCGCCCTATTGGGACACCCCGCAAGCAAAGCCAGGGCTTGCACCATTGCGCGAAGTGCGATTAATCCGTTACAGCTCAACCGATGTGCCCGAGTCGATCTTTTCTGGTTTCGTTATCAATTATGACTACAATTTTGCGCTCGGAGGTCTCGACAGCGTGACCGTGTATTGCGCTGATCAGTTTTACCTACTTGCGCAAACCTACTTAGACGAACTAAACGTCACCGCCGAAACATCGGGCGAACGCATTGAAACCGTCCTAGATCTGCCAGAAGTTGACTTTCCAGCAGGCTCTCGAAGCATCGCCACAGGCACCGTAAACCTTGGCCACGACGCTGCATACACCGTGCCGGCAGGAACAAACGTTTTGCAGTATCTAACGCAAATTAACGACACCGCCGAGTTTGGGCGTTTGTTTATGTCACGCGATGGAGTGCTTACATTCCAAAACCGTATTGGCAACACGCTCTCTGCATCGGTAGCCGATTTTCATGACGACGGAACCAATTTTAAATATGACGGCGTGGGCATTAGTTTTGAGGCTGACTCTGTGATCAACAGATCGGTGCTGACAGCTCTTGATGGCAAAACGGCAATCGCAACCGATGCAGGTTCTATTGCTACATATTTTATTCAGACATCAAGCATTACAAACAGCCTGCTTCATGTGCAGGGAGAGATTGACACCGCAGCGTCCTATCTGCTTAACCCAGAACCAGAAGCCCGATACACGTCCGTGGCAACCAAATATCTGATGCTGACCACAGCACAAAAAGACAGCCTGGCAACAGTTGATATTGGCGACACGATCAGCGTAGAAAAGTCGTTCCCTAGCGGTACTGGCACAACCCAGTTGGCTCAAGAGCTGTCAGTTGAGGGCATCGAGCATCGGCTGGATTTCAGCACAGGCCACAGCGTCCTGTACAGCACCGCGCCGACCACGATCGTGTTTGAGCTGATATTGGATGATTTGATCTATGGCGTACTTGACGCCGAAAATGTTTTAGGATAAGGAGCACTTATGGGAGTTAACGCACAAACCGCCGTACCAGCCTTTGTTGCTGGGGAAGTTCTGACCGCTGCGGAGATGACGCAGATCAACACAGGCATACCAGTATTTGCCACAACCGTGACCCGTGATGCCGCGTTTGGTGGCTCGGGCGAAAAGGTTTTGGCACAGGGCCAAACTTGCTACATCGAAGCAACTTCTAGTTATCAAACATATAACGGTTCGTCTTGGGTCACGTTTGGCGCTGGCGGTTTGACTTTGATCAAGTCGCAAACAATTACGCCTGGAGTCGGTTCTGTTGCTGTTACTGACGTATTTTCTGCAACATATGAGCAGTATCAAATTTCTGTTAGCAATGTGCAGACTTCAGGAACAGGCGCTTGGCTTGCCCTTACATTAGGAAGCACCGCTACGGGCTATTACGGGTCATTGACTACTTCGTTATATTCAAGCGGTGCTTTTACTGGCGGCGGCAATTTTTCTAATACAACAAGTTTTCAATATGCGTTTGCAATTTCTGACCCTGCCACAAACCTAAATGGCGGGTCACTTATTGTTACAAACCCATTTGCAACAAAACGAACAGTACTAAACGGTTTTGTTACTTATTTGTCAGCGTCAGGTTATGCGTGAACAGTTGGCGGCTACCAAAACAGCGACACATCATTCACAGGTTTTACACTTACTCCATCTAGCGGAACAATTACTAGCGGAAACATTAGCGTTTATGGATTGGCAAGATAATGCAAAAACAAATAGATGACCAAATTGAAGAAATGACTAAAGCCGAAATAAAACTTGTTACGGATTATCAAAACGCAATGGCAAACAAGGAACAAGAATTGGCAGACAAAGCCGCTTTGCGCGTAAGTGCTTTAGAAAAACTTGGTTTGACTGCCGACGAAATCGCCGCATTCCTGTCGTAATGCGTTGGCGTTACCTCATCGGCTACGTCGCACTCATTGCGGTCGTATTGTGGGGTTGCGCGGGATGCGGTTATGACGGCTCATATCGCTACCCATGCCAAGACCCGTCAAACTGGCAAAAGCCTCAATGCGAACCACCGATCTGCAACCCATCTGGCACATGCACAAGGGATTTGATTTATGAGACCACGCCTTAAGCCCGAGGAGCTTCACGCTCGACTAATCGTTGTTGTCGGAATCATCCTTGCCAGCGTGTTTGCCATCACCGTGCTTGGCTTCGTCTATGCGCTCATGTTTGTGACCCAGCCGATCGGCCACCAAAGCCCTAACGACTCCGCCTTTATAGACTTGCTCTCAACCTTGACCGTTTTTATGACCGGCACGTTGTCAGGCTTAGTGGCCTCAAACGGACTAAAGTCAAAAGCAAAAGAAGGAGCCAAAGATGTTGAAACCTAAAGACAAAGCCCTACTCGCCTCATACTGTCGCTCGGTCATCGCAGCGATCATCGCGGTGTATTCAACAGGCAACACAGACCCAGCCGATCTAGGCAAAGCAGCGCTCGCCGCGCTTGTGCCAGTTCTCATCCGATATGTGAACCCCAAAGACTTGGCATTTGGTCGTGGCAATAGCCAAAGCTAAAGCAGGCGTGCCAAACGCACGCGACTACATAGGCAACGCAGACGGTGCATCACCAGCACCACGTGCCGGCATGAATGAATTTATTAAGCAAGTAACCGCGCACTCGAATGGCGCGTTTGTCAATCTTGGAAGTTGGGGTCAGCGCGACGTTAAGGGAAAACCAGGAACCTTGAGCGTTCACGCAACAGGCAGAGCGTGGGACGCTGGATTTACTACAAGCGAAAAACACCCAAACGCAACACGCAAAAACGCTAAAGCATTCATTGACAAAATGATCGCTCATGCAAACGAGTT